CACTGCCTAAGTGCACCCCAGAGGATTAGCTGCCGGGGCAACTAAGCCCCCACCAGTGAGCCTTCGCCCACACTTCCGCTACTAAGTAGCGGAAGCCCACCTGATCTTGATGTCGACGGATTCAGGACGTCCAGAACGTTCTAAGTGCTTAGCATCAAAGACGGGTTCAAGTCCGACTTTAATGAAGAACTTAAGTAGGGCTCCGTAATCATCCAAGTTAGATGAACGAAGCCGGGAGCTTACAACCATCCCTTTCACAAGGGGTTTATGTAAGTCACTGCACATTCTCTGGGATTCGAACCCCAGAAAAGTGTGTCTCCCAACTACCGGGGACTCTTCTAGAACATTGGGAAAGGGGGCTAGCCCTCTCACCTGATGATCAAGGAACTCAGCTGTCTTCCAAAGCCCTGCTTTGTAAAAAGCATTGCGAAGTTTGACAAGTGAGATCATCTCCGAAGCGTTCTTCCATGATGTCGGGAACTCTCTACGACAGTAGACGACAGTTACGTCCTCTCCATCGTAGTAGTCCCGTCCGCAGCTCTCTCTGAACTTTCCGGTCCAGAAAGACTTAGCGGTATTAACTTTACAACCGTAAAGGTGTAAAGAACTCATCACGGACTGCACATATTCTATGGGTACAATGATATCGTCCCCATAGACACGCACCTTTGGCAAAATCTGCTTTATCACAGACTTGCTAAGTGTGCAGCTTAGCTCTTTTTCAATCCCGATAAGTATTATGGTCAGAAAGACCATAGCCTCCATTGGGAAACAAAGAGCTGAACCCATAGACGCGAACTTGGACAAATGGATAATACCATGTCCAGGCACGTCTGCGTTACGCGAACGACAGGCGTCTACCGCACCGGCCAGGTGTGGGAAACGTCGTAACAATCGTGTAACAAGCAGATTAGAGACACGGTCAGAGGCATCAGAAAGATCAAGAGTCGCAAGACTCCCATCAACTGATCCCTCTCGGGCCATTCGCTGATTAGGCGTTTGATCCGTGAAACCAATGCTATCGGCAAGGTACTTACTCCTTTCGAGAGCAGACACAATCTCAATGAGAAGGGACTGTTGTGCATATTGCATGCACGTCGGTTCCATCGCAATGATACGTGGTGTCTTTAACGTTTTAGGAACAGTGATAACCCTAACGGGCATCTCTGCTCCGGGTTCGACGTAGTCAACTGGATTCAATCGATCGAAGAATCCTGCGTTGGGGATGATAAAATCTCCAGCGGGGAAGTACTCTTCGAGGCGTTCGGTCCAGGTACGCTGCTCGTATTTTGCGTTTCCGAAAATACGGTCGGCAGTACTGCCTTTACCATGTTTGGGTCTAAGGTCACCGTCATAAACCTTGCGGTCAAGACGGCAAAGATCAGAACTCCAAAGAAGGTCACTGACCCTATCAAAATCCCGAACAAGTTCGGAATCATGATTTGAGTCAGTCCAGGCTTTGACTTCGTACTCACACTCGACGTATCGTCCATAGGCACTCTTTTCTCGCTCAGAAGAGCAATCGAGGAGTATCTTTTTAAACAGCAGAGAAATCTGCCGAATAAAATAGATAGCGGTTATGGACGGACAATCGAGAAGCTGACCACTACTACGGTCAAACACAAGGTCACAGAAACCTCCTAAAAACAGGGGGAGCCTGCCCTTTTTCCTAAATGAGGTAAAAAGGTGAGGACCAACCACTCCTTCGTCGAGAGCTCTCTCGAGATCTCGACTAAAAGTGGGTAGGGTTATCGTAAGAAACGATATCCCTTCGTGTTCAACTCGACGCATGACAGTTTCAAAATCATGCGTGGTGCTAGTGCAACACCAAATACTCGCATCAGCGAGTACGGATTGCAAAAGTGACATTAGGCTTTTCATCAGTACCTCCTCTAAGGGGGAAACATGAATCCATAGCCAAATGTCATAGAGCGGCTTTGCCGCTCTATTGCCGTCCTATGATAACATAGACGAAAAGCCCTACTTCTCGCCACCCAGAAATTGGGTGAGCTTGGAGCCGGAACTAGCCGTCAGGTATGTCATCATACCGTCGAGCAAAAGCTTCGCCTCAGCTACGGTGAAGCCCGTAACCGGGACATCAACGACCAGATAAGCACTCATAGAGTACTTAATATTCTGAGCGGAGATGAGAGGGTCAGCTGCGATCTTGCTGTAATCGAAACGGAGTTGCCGACGAACTCGATTGTTTTTCGAGTTCGTATGGGCAATCGTCTCAACCATGGTCCCGTCGGCAGAAGCAAAACTGCCCACGGGGTCAAGGCCAGTTCTCGGAAGAGAAATGGCAACAGAGTTGACCGTGATCGACTGTGGATCGGCAAAAGCCATTTGGCATCACTTTCAGCAATTTAGGACAAAATTGTCCTGGATTTTGGAAGCTTCCCTGTAATTAGGGTCGCGTCCCTCGGGAAATTCCGAGGGCGGCGATGATGGACCATTGCTTGGCAGAAAAACTGCCAGGGTCAAGTCCAAAGCCATACGGTGTCGCCCTACGTCGCTGTTTGATATCAGTTATCAAACGCTGCGTAGCGGCGAGGTTCCAGTTTGTAACAGTTTTCAAACCAGAACCAGAGTACGTATTAGTGATGGTCTGTTTGGCCATCACATATCCGTATCTCATCACGAGCCCGTCTGCGGCAAACGCTGACCAATTGCGAACAATATCGCCAGCGTTTGTTACCCAGTCAGCAGCCCAAGACCAAGGAGCCAATTTCCACAACAAGTCCGGATTCAAACGAACACCATAGAGGTGATTCGCCTGAGATTCGAAACGTGATAATTTGCTTAGCAGATCATCACCTTGTGGTAAATAGTACGTAAAGGCGCCTGAGAAAGTAATCTCAGTCACTCTCTCCGTACTAATGGAAAGGACTCCAGGTGTATCAATCCAAAACGAGTATAGCGGTGGGCTTCCATTCCACTGCTGATAACCCGTAACGGAATTGGTACTATCCTTGAAAACCGTAGATTTGCGACGAATGTCGCGACCAGAGTTGCGAGCAAACTGCGAAGCAAGCTTCGTATGATTTTTCGCAACCTTGGCAAAACTACGGAGGTCATTAACAAAGGGTACCCATCCAAATTGGGCGTTAAGGTACTCGTCAGATCCACCTCTCGCAAGAGATTTGAATTTACGAGCCTTACGTTTCCAATCTTTGAATGGAACCTTAGGGAGATCCCTAAGTTCCCCAATGAACTGACCCATGCCAGAGAGAGGATTGGTTGGCAGAGCTCTCGCAATGCCAGTTGTGCCAAACGCATCAAGCTGCCCAGGCGAATACGGCTGGGCCTCCTGATAAAAGCCATTGAAATGCTTTTCTCCGTACCAGTTGGCACGGATATAGCCTTCATAGCTTCGCTCAAGGCCAGGATTAGATCCTGTACGTATCTTTAGATACGTAGGGGAATCTTCGATCTTGACTTTAAGCGTTTGGAAATCACCTCCGATGTCAAAATCCACTTTGCCTAATAGACGAAATGGGTGACCATCGGACCAAGTCTCTTCATAGCCGCTAAGACGGGTGTAATTATGGAAAGTTTGAATGATGTTGCCATCAGAGATGAACAACTCCGTTCCAACGTCCGAACTCCCGGCGACTAAGTCGCGATTCTTAACGTTCAAGGATGTCTCCATATGTTATCTTACCAAGATTGGTAAGCGGTGTTGCACATCTAAGCACTGGTGCCCCCTAG